ATAGAGAATCGTTACAGTTGTAAGCAGAAAATAGGATACACAGATGAAGAATTATAAGGGTCAGGCTATCTGGGCGTATTTCCTGGTTGTTCTTTTTGAGATAGCGAATATTGCCCGGCAAGATGACTGGATGTGGATGCATATCACTGGCTTGGTGGTTGTTCTTATTAATATGGCGTTGATTTGGTGGGATCGTGATTGAAAATAGAGATGAGCAAATTGAGTCTTTTAATAAAGAGATGTCGGAAAGTCTGAATACGTCTGATCCTTATGAATACGCCGACCGGTATCAGATCATCATGAAAAAATATGAAGGTCTATTGAGGGAGCTTATGAAAGAGGATGATTGAGAAGCTGCTCTATGATTTGAGCCACAAGAAGCTCAAAGAGATTTCAATTACCAAGGACAAAGAGAAACAGATCCTGCATGTGTTGTTTGATGTGGAGGGTGTGGCCGGTGATGTGGTTGGCTTGCATGTTGAGGTAAAGGCGATTAGGGAATCGATAAATGGAAAGATAATCTATGAGGAATGAGAACTGGTGGATTATCCGGTGCTTTGGATTCCTAGCAGTCTGTCTATCTATGTTTGGGGTATTGCTTTTGCTGTTGTTCAGTGAGGAATCCGAGTATTGGAAGATCCTTGGGTTCATTGGGTTTTGTAGCTTAATTGCGAGCATTAATATGGTATGGGACGATGAATGACTGACAGGACAAAGGGATTTATAGCGGCGGCGATAATTACAGGGATTGCCGTTGTTCTTGCAAGGATATGTAGTTGTGAATGAGTTATTTTCGTATGCAAACCTTGCTCGATTTGCTGTTTGGACATTTGTTTTGGGAGTGTTCTTTAGTTTTGGAGCGTATTTGTTCCATGCCTGTCAAAGTATGGATGGAATGGATAAGGTTATAAGGTTTATCATGCCTGTTTGTATATTCCCTATGATAATTGGTTTTGCGGCTTATATGGCGAGCAGGAGCTAAATAGATGATTGATAAGAAAATAGTTGTAGGACATGTGCACTCCAATGTGACGTATAACCTCAATGGATCCAATGTGGACTATATAAAGCAAACAAAGGATGGCTATGTAATTGTGACGGTGGATGGGGCAAGGATCATCTTATCGTCGGATCGTTATATTGTTAATGAAAATGAGTTTAGGAAAGAAATTAATTATGAAATGGAATAATGAGAAGTTAAATAGACGGGTGGATGAATTAGAGCTCTCTATCCGTTCAAGCGTTTGTATGAAACAGGAGGGAATCAATTATATCGGTGATTTGGTGCAGAAATCAGAAGGTGACCTTCTGAAATATCCGAACTTTGGTCGTAAGTCTCTCAAAGAGATAATATACGCACTTGAGTCTATGGGTCTTCGTCTCGGTATGGACATTAATGAATGTAACAAGATCTATAAATTGGTAGTTACCCAGATGTATTATAATCAGCTAGGGAATCCTTTGTATAATGAATCTGTGTGTACACACTATTCTGCGTCCCTTGATGCTGTGAAAGATAAAGCAAAGGATTTGATCTATGAGGAAAACAAAAGACACACTAAGAATATGAGGCCGTCCCAGATGAGCTGTGTCATAACATCCTTTGATATTATTAATGAGAAGCCGGTTGAATCGTGTGAATTCAAGACACATGAACTGATTGATTGGGTTAAGGCATCATGATTAAAGGACAAGACATTGTATTGCTGGTAAAGCTGATTACCAATAAGGAAGCCAGGAAATGGGGACAAGTGAAATTGTCTCAACACTTGTGTATGAGTTCGTCCACGGTGAATAAGAGTTTGAAAAGGTTAGAGCAATCTCAACTAATAGTTGATTCTAAGCACCCAATTCAAACCAGTTGTGAAGAATTCATTATATCGTGTTCATTCCTTTTTCCTCCCACGATTGGTGATGAGACATCAGGCATGTTAACGCAAACATCCTCACCTGTTTTCAAAGCAGCTAATCTTATTCCTGGATATAACTATGTCTGGCCAGATGCTGAGGGGAATGCAAGAGGGTTAGCGTTCAGCCCACTTTACCCGACAATCCCAAAGGCATTACGTTTACATCCGGATGAGCCTTTCTACGAGATGCTTTGCCTGATTGATGGGCTAAGATATGGGATGGCGAGAACAAGAGAATATGCAAAAGAACAATTAACAAAAAGGATAGAAGAATGTTTATAGATGAATGGAATAGGGCGCTGCTCATAGCAGCGTCAAAAGCACCCGTAGGACGCGATACACAATACCCATTGATTGTTGCGCTACAGAAGGTGCAATCGCCGTCTGCATGTGATCATACGTGGGTTCACTCAGAGCCTCCTGTTATGCCTGCTGATAAGGATAAGCTTTTGGATTGGATCGAGTTAGTTAGGCAGGTGGTGTCATGAAACTTGTTCTTAATGATGCAGGCGAACGTATGGTTCTCGGAAGTGAATACCCTATGTTCACATCACTCTATTTGAAATGGTGTCACCTAGAATTTGATGCTGATTATATGTCAAATATAAGGAAGAAGGAAAAGACAATGCCTGAACCTTTTGAGCAATGGGTGAAGAATGAGAGAGGATACAAAGAATATCTAAAGGAAAAGAAGGTGGTGTCATGAGCTATACAAAGTCCGAGATAGAGGGAATCATGCTCAAGGATCTCGATAAGCGTTACAAGCTCATGCTTGATTGTGACTTGGCTGCTGTTGAGTTCCCGTATCGCAAGCTTATGAACCATATGCTGCAGATGATTGAGAAAAACCGAATGTTTGCGATTGATGCCTTGAACGAGCTCGAAGCATTGAAGTCTAATCTAAGGTCTATGATTGATGAGGTTTACTCACCACCTTCAGAAGAAGATGACTATTTTGTTATGTCTGATGAAGACAAGCTGAATTATATGAAAAGTCAATTTAAGTCAATGGGATTAGTGAGTAGGAATAAGTCTAATGACAGTAATATATAACAATGACGGTAAAGTAGTGATTGGTAGCCCGGATGACTATGCGTATGGATTCTCTGGCAAGATCCTATCCGATGAGGAATTGACTAACCTTGTGAAAGATACTTTCGATCTTATAAGCGTTGATGAGCGTGCTATCCAAAGTAAAAACTTCTCTGAATATCTGACAAAGGCCATGGCTGATACGAAGGGGCTTTATTGTGAGCTTCAAGAGAAAGCCTTCCTGAGCAAACTTTCTAATCTATTCTATGAGAAGTATGTAGATACGAAGATTCCTCTAACGGTTCAAGAGGGGTCTTTTGTTCCGCCGAATCCAGAGCACATAGAGCGTAAGAGAGAAGCAGAATCCGCGGCCGCGGAACAGATGAAGGTGCAAGATGAATTCTGTGACCGGTTTGCAGAGCATGAGAACAGGGTAAGGTTTTTGTTTGACTTACATCATTATGCAAAGACAGGTGAAGTTGTTGAGAATCCAGAGCCATTTTATCATCACGAGCAGCATACGATCATAGCTTGAAAACTAAATACGATCATGTTATATTATATATAATCATATAAGGATAAATATGACAATGGATGATGATGTTAAGAAAAAACCACTCAACAAAGTTTGTATCCGTGTTCCCGACGATATGTATTTCAAGATGCGTGACCGTGCGTTAGACGCCAATATGTCTATGTGCGAATACTTGAATACGATTGTAAGGTCTTGTATGACTCAGTTGGATAAAATGGAGAAAAGTAAATGATTAAATATAATGTTAGTTGATGGGCTGATATTTGGTCTAGGTATAATCCTAGCGATAGTATTAATTGGCGTGTTTATCTGCTGTTTCCAAATCATATGTGTGCTTGCCCTTTGTGCAATTATTATTGCGCTCATCATTGGCGCTATCTTTGCAATAATAGAAGTAAACACAGCAAATATATGTATTTATGCATGCAGTTTGTATGGTTCAGCGCTATTGCTTGAAAAAATTGTTGAATAATAAATGGATGAAAAAATGATTGTAGAAAAAGGGTTGATTATTGCATGCACTCAGAGTCAACGTGATTTCCCCGAGATAATAATCCATGCCGATGAAAAGGGTAAGTTGTGTTACCGCACGCATTATACAGACCCGGAGAGAAACGCTGCTCATAAAGTATTCATGAATGATCATGGTTGGGTGAATGATGGCGAGTGTATGTTTAATAGTGGGAATGGACATTTGTATATCTATAGGAGAATCAGCGTATGACGCAGGAAAATAAAAATATAGTGCATTTAATAAAAGAATTCGTTGACGGTGAATTCAGTGAAGTAGCTTCATTTGAGAAATTCCTACAAATTAAATATGATATTAACGAAGTTTTAAATCCTGAGTATGAATTCAAAATTAAAGATTTGGGTTTTAACAGAGGGATGCTGATATATTCTTATGATGAAATAGAAGGTGGTTGTTATCGATTAGTAAATAAATCATTCAATAATATTCATTTTACTCTTAGGTCTGATATTGACAAATGGGCAGGTGAGGATGAGGACGAAGACGACGACACTGAGATTGAAGAAGATTTTATTATAATAGAGGACAAATAAGTGATTATCGATATTAATAAATTAAAGAATGATTTTAATAATGATCAGGCGATGTTGTCTTATGGTGGAATTATAGCATATATTCAGATCTATTTAGAGAATAATTATCCTGAATATGGCCTAGAACGTATAGACATGAAATCACCTGACCCACATGAATTCTTTGGCTTTGATTTTATTCTCCTTGAAATTCATGTCAAAGAACGACTTACACAAGATGTTGTGTCTAAATTCGAGATAATTTTGATAATCGATCAAGAGACGGGAGAGAAGACGATGCTTAAAGTCTATGGGATCAAGGAGGAATAAGTGACCGAGAAAGATAAGAACAAGCTCTATGCTGATAATGAGCCCATGGACAACTTCACACGGGTGTTTAATCTTGATGTTCCAAGCAAACTCCCCGAGTCAATGAAATGGGTGGATGAATCATTCTTTAAAGAGCAAGAGATGAATGCGCATCAACAACAGATACGTGCATTGAATAACAAGATAGAGAAGCTACAGAAACGACTGGATGATACGAAAACATTCTGTGACAGTTTATGGAATACATTAAAGGAATATGAGCAATGAAAGAGATTAATTATGCAAGTACTAGAATTTCCTGAGCTTCCCGTCCGTGATCTTGATTGGTATAAAACCCGTTATGACGGACTTCGTGACGATATCATTAACCAAACCCATGTGATTGAGAATCTTAACATTGAAGCTAAGTCTTATCAGAAGCATATTGCTGCCCTAGAGAATCAACTTGATTCCGCGAAAGATATGATCGATGTTTTGTGGCAAACGCTGGATGAGCTTAGTCCAAATGGAATGAATAGGTTAAATCATGACGAGTGAGCTAACAGTTGATATTAATGATCTCGAATGTCTGGAAAGTGTTGGGACGAAGGATAGTCCTTACTTTTTGTATCATCACAAATCAGGTATTAAGATGCCTTTGCGCGGAATGCTGTGGTTTCCCGAACAATTCCTTAGGTATGTGGAAGCGACACAATCTGAACGTATAATTAATACTTATTTTAAAGCAAAGAAAGAACCACAAATAATGAGTAATAAAAAAGAAACCCCGACTCGGGAACGATGTTTGTCATATTTAAGTGACCTCGTATATCAGATAGATTGTTTAATCGATGAATCAAAGGATGTCTATATTAGAGAGGATCCTAAAAAAGGCTTTCTCCATGTAATTGATAGTCTGGGAAAGATAAGACTTGATGTGCGTGACCTTGCTTGGGGGAATCAAAAACAAATTACTGATTTATTTAAGAAGTTAGAAATAGATACGGATGAGGAAGAAGACTCCACTCCGGAATAGTCGGATAAATACGGAATACAACTCCGGAGAAACAGTGATGAGGGAAACAGACATGATAACTAAGAAAGAACGATCTAAATACATTGATGCATTTACAGATCACTATATGGAAGCTGCGAGACAATACGGGTTTGAGCAAAACATATCACTCACATCGGGTGAGTTGTTCAAAGTCCATACAGATTTGTACATTACAGAGAACGATAACGTTCGTTTGAGGAAACAATGCCAAGATCTGAATGAACTTGTGAGTAAGCTTCGGAATGAACTACAAGAACTCAATGAGAGATGGTGTACAGAATGACAGAGCAAGACAGAGAAATATCAAAATGTTATGAGAAGATTGAGCCCATATTAAATGGCAAGACAATCAACGTAACTACAAAAATAAGTCATCTTCTTATGGCAAATGCCATGCTTACCGATATGAAGATTAACCGGATCAAAGATGATCAAGGTTTTATTGATTTGGTTAATAAATATTGTACGGACGTATATAAGCATTTATTCAAAGCAGGTATAATGGCAGCTGAAGGTAAATTTGGTGGTTTGAATGAGGAAAAAACAACAAATTGAATGAGGAGAAAATAACAAATGCGCGTGGCAGGACAGAGGATCAATAGTAATCGAAAGATTCTATCATCGCTTCGTGAACTTATTTATATGCTTGCTTTGAAGAAGACATCACTTGAAGAAAAATATGAGATCTTAAAACGATATGATGACCGATTGGATATACAAATGCCTGGTGATCATTGGAATATTGTAGACCGAACAAAGTGTAGCCCTGACGTGATTAATCAATCAAAAGCCAAGATCGAAAAAGCCATAGAGCGTTATGTAGAGATAATGAATAATGAATGAGAATATAACACTGGGTTTACTTGTAATTACTTTAATCGGTATTGCCTGGTGTTTTTGTGATAAGGAAGATTGATGCGTGATCAGACATAAATATAATGCCGTTCGGACTGAACTCGATGGGATCAAATTTAGCTCCAAGAAAGAAGCTAAGTATTACCTCGAGCTCAAGTTAAGGAAATCATCCGGGGATGTGCTTTTCTTTCTTATGCAAGTTCCGTTTAGATTGCCCGGTGGTGTTAAGTATGTTTGTGATTTCGCAGTATTCAAGAATAATGGTGAAGTTGAGTTTATTGATGTTAAAGGCGTTCGGACTAACTCATATATTATGAAGAAGAAAATGGTTGAGGAAATATACGCGCCTGTAAAAATAATAGAGGTTTGATATGAAATATAGAACAATAATAGAATATTCTTTAGACTCTGATGGAAAGATTTCTGATTATCAGGTTGAACAAGAGCCTAATCCAGATAGTGGAGAATATGATGATCTAATCATTGTCTCTGCCATTTGTTTGCATTCTGCGAAGAAACTCCAAAATTCATCATATATTAACGAGTTTAAGAGAGAGCATTTTGACAAGGAGAACTATTGCATACAACAAAGTATTCAGAACATTATTGATGAGTATTATCTACCTCAATTAGAAGACAAAGAATGGGAAAATATATTAGCACAGAAAGAAATAAAATATGAGTGATGCTATTGAGATAGATCTAGAAGAAATACATTGCACAAAAACAGAGAATTCGCATTTTAGTGATGTCATATTAAATGAAACGCATTACACCAAAACAACAAATCTGGGTATTCATGTAAAATGGAGCGGTGCCTTTTTTCCGAAGTCATATCCGAGCAAGAGCAAATTAAAAGATGTGGCTAGGGTTCCAGGACTCGAACCTGGATCTTCTGATCCAAAGTCAGATGCTATACCTTTAAGCGAAACCCTATAAAGAGGAAGTTATGTCTTCAAATTATATAATAACAGATGGAACTTTCAATGATAACGTTGATAGCTTTGTTGGAAAAGATACACGGTACATTCTTCTCACACGTGAAGAGGCTGCCCAATATACTGGCTTGAACATATCCACTCTCGCTGTTTGGAAGCGTGATCGTATACCCTATATAAAGCTTGGGAAACTAACACGTTACCGTCTCAGTGATCTAAATGCATTCATTGAAAAATCAATTGCCAAGAGTTCTACTTAGGATTGTTATCGTCATCTGATGTGAAGTCGATTGATATTCCAGTAGTCTCTTTCAATATCTTTTCCGCAGCTTGTTCAATTGGTTGATCGTGTTTTCCCGTTATCTCAACACTCACGTACGCAGCAATTGCGCAAAATATAAGAACAACAAGCGTTACAACAATTCCAGCATCAAAGTGTTTCATTATATGTGTCCTATCTCTACGCGGTAGAAAGAAAGTGAGATGTCGTCCTCTATATTTATTATATTCGATATTAACATGGATAGTACAATTATAAAGATGATCAGAATTAAGAGAAAATTTTCAAGATTTCTCATATTACCTCCTTTTTAAAAGGTATTCCCACCCAGTATAGACGTTTTTGTTGGAAATAGATGTTTTTTTCCTGTTTGATAAGGGAATGGGGACAACATATTATTACTTAGATGGCGCGAACACATAAATACAATGATGCTTATAAACGATATCAACTTCTCAGAGAATATTTTGAACATCATGACGACAAGTTAACAGAAGAAGAAATAACGCATCGTGAAAAGTGTGAGAAATCACTTCACCAGTTTGTTATGCACTTCTGGCATATCGTTGAAGGAACCAATCCATTTGTTGATGGCAAACATATCCATGCTATTTGTGACCATTTAGAAGCAGGCGTTAATGGAGAGATAGAATATCTTGTTCTTAACATGCCACCACGTCATATGAAGTCACTTCTATGTTCCGTTTTTCTTCCAGCATGGGTATGGACAACAAAACCACAACTCTCATTCCTCAATATCTCAGGTGATATGGATCTGGCCATCCGTGATAACGTAAGTTGCCGTCGAATTATCACCAGTCCTGAGTTTAAACACTATTGGGGAGGACAATTTCATCTTTACAAAGACGTGAATGCAAAGAAGCGTTACAAGAACACGATGGGTGGTGAAAAAATCATCAAATCAATCACCAGTTCAAGCATGGGTGAAGGTGCGCATATTAAGATCCTCGATGACCCAAACTCATCACAAGACATTGACTCAGAAACAACCCGTGAACGTACAAACAATATTATCGACAGAGCCATCTCTACCCGTAACAAACCTGGAGGCATAAACTTCTCCATACTTGTACAACAACGTGTACATGAATTCGACGCAACAGGGCATTTTTTGAGTCTTGGACATAAGAATGTAGTGCATTTGGTATTGCCTTTGGAATTCGAATCAGAGAACCGATGTGTGACTGTTCCCCTTAGAGGAATGAAAGAGCCATGGCAAGATTTTCGTTCGAAAGATGGTGACGTTTTATGGCCTGAACTGTATGATTTAAAAGCCATTAGTCGATTAAAAATTGGTTTAAATAGTGAATATCATCGATCATCTCAACTCCAACAACGCCCCTCGCCAGCAACTGGTACTATCATTAAGCGTGAATGGTTTAAGGTATGGCGGGATGATATTCCGAATTGCGAATACACTATACAAAGCTGGGATACTGCCGTCAGTAACGAAATTACTGCGTGTGATTCTGCTGTAACAACATGGGGACTCTTTAAGAATGATAACGGACATTGGAACATTATCCTTCTTAATGCTTGGTCTGGTAAACTACAACAGCCAGATTTACGTAAAATGGTTAAAAAGTGTTATTACAATTATTACACATCGAGCTTCGAAGCGCCTCACTATGAAGGACCTCAGCCAACCGTTACCATCATTGAAGAAGTGGGTAACAGTCTTGGATTGATTCAGGATCTAAGGCGTGGTGGTATGTTTATCCACGGCTTCAATCCCAGAACTCATGGGATTCGTAACGAAAATAACGCTGTTCCAGGGTCTAAAATCGGTCGGGCAAAGCTTGCATCCCAACTCATAGAGAACGGTCTTGTCTGGATTCCAACAACACGAAGTTCTAACTATCGGAAGATCAGTTCAGCTGCTTCAGATTTCGTCGATGCTGCCTTAAAGTTTCCTCATGGGGGCGGAAAAGACTACGTCGACGCAATGTCACAGGCTTTCCTTTATATTATGAAGACTCATTTGGTCTACATGAAAGGTGAAGAACCTGAGGATAATATCGATTACAAAAACATCAAATCCTATGAACATACTACCCGTCATTAATGCTTATTGCAAGCATAAAATGTTAATGGTTTTATCATTGTAATTTGGATTATTCCCTTGTATGTTGTGTTTAGGATGCTTTAGATGAGAATAATATTTAATGGTAAAGGCAACGATTTTGAAGCCAGGAGAGAGATTTAACTATTTGGTCTCTACAGGTAATAGACAAGGAAAGTCTACCCGCAACCCCCTGCAAACGATTGATCATGAATTCAAATGTGATTGTGGAAATATTGTTTGGAAGAAATTGCCGGAGGTTCGTAGGGGCGACACGAAGACATGCGGTGTCAAAGATTGTTCTTGCCGGGCGCAAATATTTAATAAACTAAAAACAGGTGATAAGTATCACCACCTTACTGTTACAGGAAACTATAAGATCTTTCCGAAGGGGTCTATGACTACTGGTAAGAATGAGTTCTTATGCGATTGTGGGACGCGATCTTATATTAGGCCTGATGGTGTTGTTAGCGGTAGAACGCAATGTTGTGGGGTTGTTGGATGCCCCTATATTCGATCATTCAAGCATGGTCACGCAATAGAATCTAATCCTAACCGTGCGCGAAAAGAATATGATGCATGGGTGGAAATGAGGAGACGATGCACCAATCAGAAATGCAAAGCATATGAAAATTATGGAGGCCGAGGAATCACCGTCTGTAAAGAGTTTGATTCATTCCAGGTATTTCTTGATCATGTAGGAATGGCTCCTTCTCCTGCACATAGTATTGATCGTATCGATAATGATAAAGGATATGAAATAGGGAATCTCCGATGGGCAGATCGAACAACGCAGAATAAAAACAAAAGATCTCGTGTTGTAATGAAGCGTGACAATGAGATTGTACGATTAAAGCGAGAAATGAAAAAAATGAGAGAAGAACTTGAGGAGCTGAAAAATCAAGCCATACATCACTAAAACTGTAAGTTATATCAAGTAGTTTACGTATATGCGATATAACAATATATATTTTACAGTTTTAGGTCGCACACTAATGATAACTGTTTTCCGTTTAAACTAGTTATCTGGTTATTCTGATACTGATGTCTGATTTTTTTGACTCAATTAATATTAAACCATACACTAGTTGTATCAATGTTTAATTTTCCTTGTGTTTATGAATCAGCAAATGAAATACGACTCGCCCCGTGAAGCCAGTAAAGAGACAGGCCATCCTGGGAATATGCAGGCTGGTTATGGTAAACTCCTTGACGATTATGAGATTGAAGACGATCCTCAAGTCGATAGTAATGACCCGTTTTATGACAACTTGGCATTACATCTACCATCTAGTGTTCTTGATAAGATTGGTTCCGAGCTCACCGAACTTATTGAAAGCGATGACCTAAGCCGCCAGAAATGGTTGCGTGTATGTCTAGATGGTATCGATTACCTCGGACTTGGTGGTGACCGCGTTAAAAATACCGTTAATTATAAACCAACAGATATCTATGCGCCGACCCTTATGACTTCAGGTCAACAAGTGGCATCCAGTTTATTTGCTCGCTTCTTTCCGCCAAATGGATTCTGCCAAACAGAAATCATGGGGTTCAAGGATGAAGAGAACGAAGACCAAGCGACACGCATCTGCGAAGGTATGGAAGAGCTTACTAAAAATATTATGCCAGAGTATAAGGCAAATAAAAAACAAAGCTTTATCTGGATGGTGTTCTGTGGTTCCGTGTTCACCAAGGTTTACATGGACAAACTACGTAACAAGCCAGCTGCCCCGTTTATTCGGCCTGATGACGTAATCATTGATGCCCTTGCAACGTCTCTTGATGATGCTGAACGGATCACACACCGTTTTTATATTTCTGAGAGAATACTTGATGAATACATACAGAATGATATATGGCGCGATACTGACATTGAAGCCAATGAAGTTGACCAGAATAAATCACTTAAGGCCAAGATTGACACTAAGACTCAAGGCAACCCTGTTAACGATGATATCATTAAAAGTTATGCATTTGATGAAACCATGTGCTATTTGGATCTTGATTCGTACAGTTCAATTGGTGGTCATTCAAGCGGTTTGAAGTGTCCTTATCTTGTTGTAAAGGATCATAACAGTGATGCGATCGTTGGTATTTACAGACACTGGGATCCAGACGATAAGCTTTATAAGCCAAAAGAATATCTGATTCAACACAAGTTCTTCCCAGGATTTAACGTATATGGTCTTGGATTGTTCCACTTATGTCTCGGACTTGCACGTGCTGAAACAGACCTATTGCAACAATTAATACTTGCGGCTAAGTATTCAAATAATGCTGCACTCATGATGGCGACTGGGTTAAAGAGTGAACGAAGCCAATTGGATATTAATCCAGGAAGCCTTGTTCAGTTCCAAACATTCGAAAAAACCATTGGGGACGCGATTCAACCATTTCCATTTAAAGAGCCATCTTCTATTTATTTGGATTTGATGAACATCTGTTCAACCGCAATCCATGATCGTGCGATTACAAACCAAATGAAGCCGGACGATATCCCAAGCAATGTGTCGACAACGACCATGATGGGTATTATGAGTTTGATGCAAATTCAAGAGAGCGCATTGCTCAATGATTTGTATGATTCATTCCGGAAAGAATTCCAGCTTCTCTTCACAATATTTGGTGAGTGGCTTCCAGATACACATTATCCGTTCCTAGTTCCAGGCGGCGAACGTGTATTAATGAAGAAGGATTTCTCACCAAATATCGCAATCCGACCAATTGTTGACCCAAACCAATCATCACAAACATTTCAGCTCGTTACGAACGAAGCGGTTATGGGGTTGGCAACGCAGAATCCTGAATTGTATAACATGCGTGCTGTTCATGTTCGTATGCTTAAATCAATGAAGATTGACGATATTGATTCAATCATGGTGCCTGAAGAACCTGAGGATCCGCCGCCACTTGACCCTGTTACTGAAAATACGTATGTAACATCTGGGCAACCAATCAAGGCATATAAGATTCAAGATCATGAAGCCCATTCAATTGTTCACCAAGATATGATTGTTCAATTGATGAATCAGCAAGAAGGTGGCCAAACTGATAACGGCGCATTTATTGCTGCTCTTCAAAGCCATATCCGGGAACATGCAAATTTTGCGTATGTTCTTGAAATGGAACATCGGATGAATAAAGAACTTCCAGACGATCCAACTGAGCTTTCACCAAAAGAGCAGAACAAGATCGCTAAAGAAGCGGCTGAGGTTATTATTAACCAACAGCAAGAACAGATGCAAAATCAACCACCGCCAATTGATCCAAATCAAGTGGTTATGGAAGAATTGCGTGTTGAACAGTTTAAGACGGAAGCAAAGATGCAAGAAGCACAGAATAAGCTTCAGATCGAGCAACAACGTCTTATGCAAGATGATCAACGGAATCAAGCTCAGTTTGGTTTGGATCAAGCTAAATTGGATATTGAACGCCAAAAACTTATGAACGATCAGCAGCACTTTGAGCTTGAGAAAATGAAGCTTGAAACACAATTGCAGATCGAACAAATGAAACTCCAAATGCAACAGCGAGAACAAGATATCAAGTTGCAATTAGGGGCACAAGACATTGAAGCAGAGGACCGTAAAACGGCTTCGATGATTGAATCAAAAGCCTATGAAGCTACTTTGAGGCATGAAGATGCTTCGGATAAAGAAGTGGAATACGCCAAGATTCAAGCCGATCGGGAGAAAGCTACTCTCGATGCAGAAGTGAAATCATACAGTGCAACACTGGATTTCAATAAAGAAGAGGTTAACCCGAATGGACAAGGATCCATTCAAATTTAAAGGATAAAAGACATGTCTTTACTCTATGGAGAAAACGAAGCGTTAGAACGCGTTCGCGGTCAAATGAAGCAACGC